AGCACTACCCCGGCAGAAAGCCCTTAATGATTTCTATGGACCGTGGGGCTTGACCCCCTCTGTCCATAGCGCTATGCTTCTGATGCCCCTTCTAGGGCTTACTACACTCCTCTGAGGACCACTCAATGCCCGCTGGCAACTCTCCCGCTTTCTCTGGCACTGTCGATCTCACCCCCGACATCCTCAATGCCATGAAGAAGGCAGGCACCAACCCCCAAGGAAACTACTCCCTGCGTTTCGCTCTTTGGGACAATGATAAGCGCGACAAGGACACCGCCCCCCATTTCAAAGGGCAAGTAACTGTCAACAAACTTGACAACTCTCCCAAGGCTTACGCTTCGATGTGGGACAACGGTAACAAGGCCAAGCAAAGCTTCTCTGATGATCCCTTCTGATGACAGGTAATCGCGAGTTTCCAACCACTGCTGTAATTACAATTTCAGTAATTGGACTGGTTGTTTTCTATTTGATTGGCGGCCCTCAATACAACGTGTGGCAGCAAAGCCTTAATGGCAAAGCAGAACTGCAAAAAGCTGAATACACCCGGCAAGTGGCAGTTCTAGAAGCTCAAGCAAAAATGGATTCCGCGTCCAAGCTTGCTGATGCTGAAGTGGAACGGGCAAAGGGGGTTGCAGAGGCAAATCGCATTATTGGCGACAGCCTCAAAGACAACCCCCGCTACCTTCAATACCTCTATATCACTGGTCTCCAAGAGGGCAGCGAAAAAGGGAATCGCACTATTTACGTGCCCACTGAAGGCGGTTTGCCAGTTCCAACTCTAGATGTAAGTAAATAGCTTCCGTCTTTGATGTTCGCTAGGGCGCTAATGCGCCCTTTTCTTTTCTTCAAAACCATGCTTCTTAATGACAAGGAAATCAGCATTCTTGCTGAAAATGATATTATTTTTCCTTTCGTCGGGGAGAAAACCAGAGAGCTTGACAATGGCACGAAAGCCCTCTCATACGGACTGAGCCATGCCGGATATGACCTCCGCCTTTCCCCGAAGGGTTTCATGGTCATCAACAACAGCAAGCCTGTAGAAGCGCTGGATGTGAAGGCTTTCAACAAGGAGCTAATGTACGAGGCTTCTCCCATCGAAGAGAATGGTTCTACATTCTTCGTGCTACCTCCGTTCTCCTACGCTCTTGGCGTGAGTGTGGAACTGCTGACAATGCCGTCTAACATCATGGGGATCACGGACGGCAAAAGCACGTATGCCCGGCAAGGTACCATCATTAACGTTACGCCAATTGAGCCTGGCTGGTCTGGCCATCTCACTATTTGTATTGTCAATCCCTTGGCTTTTCCCGTTCGCATCTATGCCAACGAAGGGATCGTGCAAGTTATGTTCGAGCGCCTCTCAGGCGCCGCAGATCAGGACTATGGAAACGGCAAGTATCAAAACCAAGGCGCTAACGTAGCGTTTGCTGCCGTCTGATTAGTGAGCGCTCTTGAAGACCAATTTCTGAAGATTTGGCAGTTTGAATTTCCTGATCTACCATTGATTAGAGAATTCAGTGACGTGCCAACGTGGGAAGCTGATTTTCAAGAGCGCTATGCAAAAAGCAAGAGATCAAAGCGCTATAGGGCAGACTTCGCTCATCTGCCCTCCCAAAGTCTCATCGAAATTCAAGGGGGCACTTTCAGCAGAGGCAGGCACGTGACTGGCTCGGGCTACGAGCGTGATGCCCGCAAGTTTAATCTTGCCACCATTGGCGGCTGGAAAGTGTTTCTTCTTACCACCCAAACGGCCAAGGAAATTTTTTGGCTTGAGCGGATTGCTGCTTCATTGCGAACTGCGTAACGGCTTCAGCAGCTTCACCAAGCAGCTCATCAGCAGCTTCTAGATCGCGCTCCTGAAGCTGCATAGCTTGACGCAGTTCAAGATTTTCTTTCACCAGCGACGTGACGGCTTCTTGCATATTGCTCCAGCCCTCCATCATTGTGCAAGCCACTTCACGTAGCTTGTCAATGTCATTGCATTCGCTCAGTGCCTTTTTGTTAGCGACGAGAGCAAAGTCTCGTTCCATGCTCCGCTCAAAAGGCCCCATGATGCCAATACAATCTTGACCATTGTATTTTAGGCCTACTGGGATAGAGAAAGTGCTCATTGTCCTTGCATTGTTTCGTTTAGCCTAGCCATGCAGCAGTTTGGCAAGCAGTTTGTTTATCGGGTGGACGATGGGAAGAATGCCGTAACATGTGGAGCGGGCTACCGCCCATACAAGCTTCCTCGCACGCCTCGCAACCATGAATGGCTTCCAGGACAGGATGTGGTGTACGTACAACGTACGTCCGCTGGGTGGATGCCCTCCTCCATTGTTGGCACCATTGAAGGTTTTGATGCAAGCGCCAGAGCCAGAAAAGCAATCGTACGCTGGCATTCAGCTACGGACATTGCTCCTACAATCAGTTTGCAACGACTTCGGCCTCTCTCGCTGATCAACAATGTCTACCCCCACTGATGATTCCATCAGAAAGATTTCAGAATGTCTTGGCACGCTTCTCGCTTGGTTCGGCGTTCAATGTCTTCGCGCTTGGCTCCTAAGCCTTTCTGTGCCACTTTTCTTTCCCAGTGTTGCATTGGGATTTTGGGAGTGGGTATTGGTGGTTTTGACTGTGCGCTTTCTTTTTGCCAAGTCCACTTCTGAGTCATGACGAACAAGATTGATCCGCTGATGGATGGCATCAGCTTCGTGCGTCTCATTGATTGGATGGGCACTTCGCTTGACATTGTTTGTGACGCCCGCCAAAGCTTTGACCAAACGAGCAGCGAATGGTCCGAAAAGGACCAGAAGCTTCTTAATTATCTCGTCAAGCATCAGCACACAAGTCCATTTCGTGGCGTGGTCACAAAATGGCAAGTGAAAGCTCCGCTGTATGTTTGTCGACAATGGTGGAAGCATGTGATTGGTGGCACGTTTGCCAATGACACGCTTGGTTGGAACGAGAAAAGCTTTCGCTACTGCGAAGCTGACGATGACACGTACTACATGCCGCGTGAATTCCGCCAGCAAAGCGCCAGCAACAAGCAAGCTTCCAGCGGCGCCTTGGAGCCCAGCATGAATCAAGTGGCAATGATTGAATATGCCAAGGCTCTTGAGCAGGCAAAGCAGGCTTACAGGGCGCTGCTGACGCTAGGCGTGGCGAAGGAGCAAGCTAGAGGAATCATGCCCATGGCGACGTACAGTTCCTTCACTTGGACCTGTAGCTTGCAAGCTTTGTTGCATTTCATTTCATTGCGAGACGAAGCTGGCAGTCAGTGGGAAATCCAAGCTTATGCTCAAGCTTTGTCCACTCTCGCCCGTCCATTGTTTAAAGAAGCCTTCGAGGCTTTTGACCTGCACCAATCTTCTTTTTGATCATGCACGATCCCGTTAATCACCCTCGCCACTATGCTAAAAATGGCGGCATTGAATGCATTGAGGCTATTGAAGCTTCAATGGAAAAAGATGAATTCAGGGGCTTCCTAAAGGGCAATATTATTAAATATGTTTGGCGCTATGAAGACAAGAATGGCTTAGAAGATCTGAAGAAAGCTGGCTGGTATCTTGATCTTCTTATTTTTTCCATGGAGAACGAGCCAGAACAGCATGCGCTTGAAGCTCTTGAAAATGCTTCTCAGCAATGCGAAGGAGGATTCTGCCCCATGCCGAATCAAGTGCAGCCAGTTCCTGGTATTCGATACGATCTCCCAGGAAAACAAGTGATGTTTGCCCCCGTCGAAAGCTAAGCGGCACTACAACAAAGCCCCCACAAGGGGGCTTTTTCATGCTCAATTGTTTGATGCAGCGGCAGCACAAGCCCCTTCTTCTCGCACCATGCTTCCAAATCTTTTTGATCAGTGTGAGCGCTAACAAAGCTATTGCAATACACCCATGCCAGCAAGATTTCTTCGCGCTTCTCCGTCCAAAATGGCTGCACTCGCCACCATTCAAGCATCGGCAAATCTCCCTTCTTCAAATTGCAGCTCTTACATGCTGGAATCATGTTCCAACGTGAAAAGTGAGGGCCGCCTTTGCTCTTCGGGACAATATGGTCAATCGTAAGCTTTTCTCCCCATTCTCCACAATATGCGCAAGCGCACTGACCAAAAGGCCCTCTCAAGAAATAGTCTTCAAAAATGCTCTTACGAAACCGACGTTTTGCATCTCCAGGGCGAAGTTCAATGAGAGAATAAAGCAGCTCATCAGGACCATTCGCTCTTGGCATGGCACTATTTAGTTGTCTTGACCATAGTTTAACGCTAAATAATGCCCCGCGAATTTCGTCTAGAATCAAAGTATTGATTGTCGGCTATGGACAGTTTCAAGGACGGCCTTGCAAATTTCGTAGCCACCATTACGGCTGGCATGTTGCTTTCAACGGGCGCCATGCTTATTGCAGTGGGCACTCAACAAGCAAGAGTGGCAGTGCAAATTGAAACGGTAACAGAGAAGCTTTCTACGCTTACAGACAAGATGAGCGAAATGGAAGCAAGAGTACGAAACCTAGAGATTGAACGCTAGGCTATTTATATTCCCATTGCATCTCTCATCATGAGCGGCATTGAATGGTTCGTAATTGGTGGCATTCTTGTTGCTGCTGCTGACCAAATCATCGAACGCACTCCCTACAAGGAAAACAATATCATCCAGCTTCTGCTGACTGGGCTCAAGGCAGTCTTCCGCGTTAAGGACTGAGCCATGTGGGCCTCTAATCGGGCTTTCTGGGACGAATGCTTCCAGACAGCCCGTAAATACGGCGCTCGCTATCCAGAGCTGGTAGCAGCACAGTGCTGCCTGGAAAGTGGCTTCGGTAGGCACACGTCTGGTAAAAATAACTATCTGGGACTAAAGGGAGACGGCACTACCACTTCCACGCAAGAATTTTACGATGGTCAATGGGTGACTATCAAGGCTGGTTTTATTGACTTCCCCAGTCTTGCTTCTTGCATTGAATACTTAGTCACGCGCTGGTATAAAGACTATCGTCAATTCAAGGGCATTAATCGTGCTCCCAATCGTTACGCTGCTGCTCGCATGCTTAAAGAGCAAAGCTATGCCACTGATCCAGCGTATCCAGCAAAGCTGTCTAAGCTCATGAAAGAATATGCTCCCGAGAGCACTGTTGTTACTATGATCGGCCCCAAGAAACGTCCGCAAGATTTTGGCTTCAAGAAAGGCGATTCGCATTTGATTGTGAATGATGCCGTTGAGACCATGAAAGCTTTCTCTTTTGAAGGGAAGCTTCTATGGGAAATTCCTTGTCTTGCTCGCGGACAATATAGTGATTTTGAATGGAAAATCACGAACTCTGACTGTCCTCCTGGTCTGTATAAGATCGGCGCCATCTACAAAGACTACGAGCGAGTGGGCGACAAACCTGCTTATGATCGTACGTTCATGGCTTATGGTTGGTACAGTTTTGACATGGTGGAACTGGAGAATCAGGAGGCTAAATATGGCCGTGCAGGAATTATGCTACATGGTGGCGGAAGCGCAAATGGTTGGCCTGGCGCATGGGCTCCCAGGCAACCTCTAGTACCAACTCATGGTTGTTGCCGTGCGTTTAACATTGATCTTCGCGATAAAATTCTGCCTCTGACGAAAACAGGCACAGTGTATATTTCAGTTTTTCAAGAAGGTTAATCATTCGCCATTCGCAAATAGCAAATGAATTGGCAGTCTTGGCTTAATGCTCTTTGCTACGAACTAGGCTTATGGGCCGTCGTAAAACGGCCCTCCCTTGCTTTTAAGCCATGGTTCAAAATGCTCATGGCACATTGCAGGCCTGATTGGGCAGAATGGAAAACCAAAGGCGTCATGCAGAAAGTTGACCAGCAAACTGCTGTTTTAGTGAAACAATGGGAAAAAGAAGAGCGAGAAACAAAAGCAAACGCTCTGGCCGAACAAGCTCATAAGCTTTTCCCTGATGCCATCGTCACGCCACTTCCTGATGCCATTATTCCGTCTGTCCTCATTGAAACAGCCCCACCAGCGGACGCCAGTGAGGCTGTAAAGGCACTAGGGGGAGAACTGCGAATTACGTACCAGCTTCCCAATCAAGAATCGCCCTGAGACGCTTCCACTTAGCCAGCTCCTTCTCGTGGTAGGTTTCCCACTCACTGATGGCTTCGCTTAGTCCTTTGATGGCAATGGAAAAATCGTCGTCCGTGAGAAGCTCTTGAAGAGCTTCGGAAATGTGGTCCACTTGCTGCTTGTACCACTGGTCCTTAAAGGCATCCATGGAGGAAAGACGAGAGCCCTTAGCTTAGCTGGTCAAACCACTTCCACCCAGCCAATCATGCCTAAAGCTTTAGCGTTCACGTCAGTGTCCACGGTAAGAATCAACGTGTCGCTAACGCCAGAGGCGTTTTGCCCCAGCGCTAAGCGAATGGCTTCTGCCACTGCATAGTTATTAGCACTGCCCTGACTGACAAAACCAGAATCAATCACAGTGCCCCCCGTAGCAGTGCCGCTTGTCGTCACTTCTACATTGCCCCTGCCATTGTTGGCAGCAGTCCACGTTACGCCAGAAAGCGTAGGGTTTAACCGTAGTCGCCACAACACTACGTCACTAGAAGCAGTGGTCGTAGAAATCCTCACGGGAAGAATGACATTACCAGTGCGACCACTGGCCATACGAATGCCAGCAGTAATGCGTTCTCCAGAAGTGTTGGGTACTGTTGAAAGACTATGCGACACTGAATAAATGGCACCATCTGGCTCGTAGCCGCCTTCGCTTAGCAGGCTGCAACAAATATGTTTCATTGTTGCCGAAGACGCTTGAGCAGAAGCATTATGAATGCGATAGGACAATGGCAAAATAGCCGTTGTCATATAAACACTATCCAATGCATTGAAATGCTCAAATTCGTGGCAATAAACTATTTCCCCATCAACAACAAAACCACACCTAACGCGCCCCACTCCCAGCCATTCCAAATCAGCAGTAAAGATTTGTGCTTTAGCAAAGTTAAGTGAAGAAAGTGTGTTAATGTTCCAACCGCTTTGATTCACTACGTCTTCATTAATAGTGCCAGATGCATAACTTCTGACAACGAATTGCACCGTGGTACCACTGGCGCGTAGCATCACGCCATTCTGATCATTGAAAATTCCCACTTCTTGAATGAGACCAGAAGCAAGAGGCGCACCAACAAAGCTTTGCAAAAGCATCATGCTTTTACCTGCCTGATACGGGAAGTTTTGTTTAGTACGGCGAAGAACAGTATCTCCCGATGCAGTGGTGGTGCTCATTGCCACACTGCTTTGATGCGTTAGAAACGTGGAAGTGCCACCGCCAACAATACTGTCGAACCATTGATCGGGACGTTTGTCGTAGCGCATTGTGCTATCAAAAAGCGTATAGGGAGCGCTCGTCCGCTGCCTTCCAAAAGCATCTACACTGCCACTATCTGGTCCTTTTTGTAAGATCTTTCCCCGATAATCTGCTTCAATATGAGTTTCAAACTGTTCACCACCTGCAATAATTTGTCCCATGAGAAATAATTGTTTCTTCCATTGTACTGGCAAAAGAAAAGGGGCCTTTGGCCCCTTAATTATTTACCTTGCCCTCTCAGAAGCTTTCGTCCGTGAGAAGCTTTACTATTCGCTCCATTACCTTGGCGCGTGCGCTTGCTTTTATTTGGCTGATGGAGCTTTTGCCCGTTAATAGTTTTGTTTGATGCCATCAGGACCAGGGTAGACCAGTGCCAGTGGTGGGAGTGCGCTGTTGAGAAATTTGCTCTGCGAGAGCGGCTTCAATTTCAGCCACTTTCTCGTCGCCAAACTTTTCCTTCACCCAGCCAGTAACAATTTCAGGCGTGAGCTGGGCATAAGGGATTTCGTCATCCTCATCAGGAGCTTCAAGCCCAAGACTGCCATACGCCGAACTGGCATACGTACCATCATCGGCGGAAATTGTATAGTGAACCGTGTAGACGATTCCATCAGCAAGGTGGCGCTCGAGATTAGCGACGCCCCATTGGTAAGTGATTGCCATGGTTTAAAAGAATGGTCTTTGTTAGTTTAACAATGGAAAAGGAGGCGGCTTCTTCGGAAAACCGCCAAGGAGAGTAGTGAAGGTGACTACTGGGATTTAGGTTGGTCAGCAATATGCCGAAGCAGTTCACGGGCAAACTCAATCTCGCCATACCAACGCCCATCATCGAAAGTATCGTCATAATTTCCAGCGTCTGAAGGGCTGTAATCATCTCCATACACATCAATGCAGTGCTTGCAGTTTGCGCTTTCTTGGAGCTTAGAAAGAAGGTATTCAAGTTTTTGTTGGTCTGTCATGGGTGATTAGTGGTAATGGTTACTCAATTACAGGCAGAGGCTCACCAAGCGACTCAAGCCAGCACAACTGGCACCAGTGGCCTTCGTGACCTGGGATAGTGCTCTCGATTGTGTGGCTATGAATTCCGTGCTTTGGGCAATCAATCTTTGGCAACTGTCGCCCGATTACCAACGTGGGGTAAGGTTCTTGGGTCATGGTCTCCAGGGGATCGTGGCCAGGGGCAGGAGGTGCAAACTCGCTGCCCCACCAACCCTACCACGCATTAAAAAGGGCGGTGTGTGCCGCCCCAGACGTTTTAACGAGTAGGTCTAAGGGGTTTGGAGTTGAGCCTTGACTTCGGCCATCTCCGTTTCCAATTGCTCGATCCGCTCCATTGCTTCCTGCAGCGCCTTTACTGCCTTCATGTAGAGCACCGAGTAATTGACGCTCTTGGTGAGGGTGCCAAGGTCATTGCCTTCTGTGTCGCGGTCAGGGTATTCACTGACGAGGCCGGGGGAAACGAGTTCAACTTCTTGGGCAACAAGGCCGATCTGGGTGTGGGTGTTGTAGCCGGTTTCAGTCTTGAAGTTATATTTGCGAACCCGCAGCGCTTTGAGGTCATCCCATTGCGAGCTAGCATCGACAATGTTTTCTTTCAGTTTGACGTCGGAAATAGCACCGTAGGCGTTGTTTGTATTTTCAAGGTCGCCATCTCCCATTATTCGCGCATAACCTGCACTTCCGCCGATAACTGCAGCCTCCTGTGTTCCGTTCTGATTTCTAAAGTTTTCAAATAGGCCCTCCTGCCCGACTCTTCCAATTGAAGTGCCAAAGCTTGAGGCGCTTGGGCTTGCTGAAGACCAGTATGTTTGTCCAGTACTCGTAATCCTCATCCGCTCGGTCGGGCTGCTCGCTCCGTCAGCAGTAGTGGAGAACACTAGCCTCCCAGGGTTGTCAGTCGTATCTCCTGCGGTATTCCAATCTGATTCTGCATAGCAAGTGATAGAAGCCGCGGGATTGCCCGCTGCTTGCCCTGCGAAGTTAATTTCTGCCAACTTGTAATCTGTCAATACCGTGGCAACACTGTTATTCAATGTCAAACGAGCAGGGTATCCAGGGCCATCGGTGTCACCATTGACAACAAGCTTTGACTTAAAAGTGTCACCGTTGGTGAGCGCACTAGACGTGCCAACTAACAACCTGCCGGAGCTGTCGATGCGGGCGCGTTCGGAATAAGACTCAGATCCAACGGCGCCAGTGTGTGTGTAGAACTGAAGTCCACCACCACTGGAAGGAATTAAAGCACCGCCACCATTGTTGTTAAAAACAAGCTCTAGGCCGCCGCCGCTACTGCCATCAATAACTGTCTTGATTGATCCACCTGCAGGAGCCGCAGTAGTGCCAATCCCTACGTTGCCTGAGGCGTCAATGCGCATCCGTTCCGAAAGTGTTCCACTTCCGTTGGCTCCAGAAAAACGCAGCGATGCACTTCTTCCAAATGAAGCGTCTGAGTCATATACAGACTCAATCTTTGCAGTTAATGGGTAGGCGCCAGTGGCGCCAAATAACAATTCACCTGCGGATAAATTATTTGCAGCTCCCTGTGAAGAATTGGAATCAACGGGATTCTGCAATTTAAAAGTTGGAGCAGTGCCGGAAGCCGAACTTTGTGCAGTAATTAATTGACCAGGGCTCGCAACGCCAATTCCTACGTTACCTCCCAATGGGTTAAGCTTTAGCGCGGTATAACCAGTACCAAGAAGTAACGATTGGATTGTGTCGTTGCTGAATGTGAGCTGTTGATTAAAGCCACTTGCTCCAACAGCAAAATCCGTGGTGACATGCAGTTGATAGTTGGGGCTACTAGTCCCCAGACCTAAGCGGCCACTGGAGTCCAGGCGCATAACCTCGCTGAAAGTTACTGTTGAGTTGGCTGTGCCAGTGCCTGCTCTGCTCCAAATAAAACTTCCATCAGTATTAAAATACTGACGCGCTACGCCCTG